CTCGGTACGGAGTGTTACTGTAAGGTTGGTATGTTGATGCTTGAAGAAAATGTCAAGCACACCGCCAATGGTCTTGTGTGTCTTAAGCTAGGCAAACCTGCCCATAGACCTATCATTGACAGTGAGTACAAAAAAGCCTTTGAAGACATCATGGATAATTTTGTCTTCTACAATCACTTCGGTTCTATCGAGTGTGAAGACCTCCTTCAGACCATCCGTTACATGGTAACAGGTGAGCAGGTGGATTTTGTTGTCTTAGACCACATCTCCATTGCTATTAGTGGTCTTGACATCGAAAATGAGCGTAAGGCTACCGATGTGCTTATGACGAAACTACGTTCGCTTGTGGAGGAAACAGGTGTAGGCATGTTGGTTGTCTCTCACCTGCGCAGAACTGATGGTACTCCGGCTGAAGAAGGTGGCGCACTTTCCCTCTCCCACCTGCGTGGTTCACAGGCTATCTCACAGCTTTCTGATGCTGTGTGGGGTCTTGAAAGAAACCAGCAGGATGAGGGGATGAAGAAGAACCTTGTACGTGTAAGGGTGCTGAAGAATAGATATAGCGGTGATACAGGTATCGCCGGATACCTTGCATATGACAAGGAACATAATATCTTAAACGCTGTAAAGGACTTGTCAGAGTATGAAGCACCTGCATGTCCTTTTGATACTGAAGAAGAGAAAGGAGATTTTTAGATGTTTGAAATCTTAGAAAAGCTTATTGATTGGTGCACTTCCCTGCTGTCTTGGTTGTCTCGTAAGCAGGTTGAAGCTGCTAAGGCTCGCATCAAGAATTGCACTAGTATGATTCATAATGCTAATAAAGCTAAAATGGCATACCTGCAGAAGCATGAAAAGACAATCAATGCTCTTGAAAATGAGCGTGAGCGTATGGAATACTTCCTGTCGCAAGATACTGTGGAGCTGTAAGCTATGCTCTACTTTGATATTGAAACTGATGGTCTGCTGGACAATGTCACTAAGGGGCATTGTCTAGTAATCATCGACGAACAGAACAACATCTCAGCTTACAGACCTGATGATTTTAAAAAAGGAGCTATGCGATTAATCGCTGCTTTGAGGGATGGAGAAAGCATCTGTGGTCACAACATCATTAACTATGACTGTGCTGTTCTAGCTAAGCTCTATCCTGAGTTTCACATAAAGCGAGAATGGAGACCACAAGTTTTAGATACCCTTGTTCTGTCACGTCTTATCTGTGGCAATGTAGAAGACACTGACCATGCTAGAGTACGTAATGGTACACTCCCTGCTAAGCTTCTTGGTAGGCAGTCTTTAAAGGCATGGGGTTATCGCTTAGGGGAGCTTAAAGGTACGTATGGTGAGCAAGAGGATGCATGGGATTCTTTCAGTGAGGAAATGCTCTCCTATTGCGTGCAGGATGTCACTGTCACCAAGAAGCTCTATACATACCTTATGAAGATTGGAGCACCTGCTAAGGCTATAGAGCTAGAGCATCAAGCACAATGGCTGATGTCTAAGCAGGAGCAAAATGGTTTTGTCTTTGATTTAGAAAAGGCAGAGAAGCTGAGGGAAACCCTAGAATTGCGCTATGCTGTGTTGTCTTCTCAGCTCGTGGCGATTGTGCCACAGATACCTGATAAGGTCTTCGTACCTAAAAGAGACAACAAACGCTTAGGCTATAAGAAGGGTGTTCCTATTCAAAGATATAAGGATTTTAACCCTAGCAGCAGACAGCAAGTGGCATGGGTGCTGGAGCATCAATTCAACTACTTGCCGGAAAACGAAGACTGCTATGAGGATGAGCGTCTGAAGATTGATGGTGATACCTTTAAGTTTATTAAGGGTGACGAAAATGCACCACAGGAGCTAAGAGATTTAGCTGCTGTCTTTGAGGAGTATCTTATGGTAGCTAAGCGGTTAGGTCAGCTTGCCACAGGTAACCAAGCGTGGCTGAAGCATGTTAAAGCTGATGGTAGAATCCATGGCAGCGTAAACCCTTGTGGTACTGTAACAGGACGTGCTACCCATGCGAATCCTAATGTTGCCCAAGTCCCCCACGTTGGTAGTCCTTATGGTCAAGAGTGCAGGGAGCTGTTTAGAGCACCTGAGGGTTGGTATGAGGTGGGTGTAGATGCCTGTGGCTTGGAGCTTAGGTGTCTTGCACACTATCTTTACCCCTATGATAAAGGTGCTTATGCCCATGTTATCTTGAATGGTGATATTCATACACTGAATCAACAGGCTGCTGGATTACCTACGAGAAACGCAGCTAAGACATTCATCTACGCCTTCCTGTATGGGGCAGGTGATAAAGCTATTGGTAAACAGCTTGGTGGTGACGAAAAGGTTGGTAAGCAGGTAAAGAATAAGTTTCTGAAGGCTACCCCTGCTATTAAGATGCTGCGTGAAGCTGTCAAGAATACGCTCGTGGTTGAGTACCACGGAAAAATTAAAGAATGGAAACGAAAATATTTAAGAGGGTTGGATGGCAGACATCTCCATGTGAGAAGTCTACATTCAGCTCTCAATTTACTTTTACAATCCTGTGGAGCATTGATATGTAAAAAATGGATATGCCTATGGGAAGAAAATATGATTAAAGCTGGCTATGACCATGGAAAAGATTTTCAATTCATGGCATGGGTGCACGATGAGGGACAATTGTCTTGTAGAACTAGACAAATAGCAGAAGAAGCTGTGAGAATCGCCCAAGAATCTATGAGACAGACCCAAGAATATTATGGAATCAGATGCCAATTAGATACCGAGGGAAAGATTGGTAGAAATTGGTATGATTGTCACTAGGAGGTTATTACAATAAAGATATTAGTAGCATGTGAAGAAAGCCAACGTGTAACCATTGAGTTACGCAAGTTAGGGCATGAAGCCTATAGTTGTGACATCATCCCTTGTAGTGGGGGCATCCGGAGTGGCACTTGCAGCAGGATGTTATCCCATTGCTGAAAGAGAAGTGGGATATGATTATCGCTTTTCCACCCTGTACCTATATGACAAATGCAGGAGCATGTAGAATGTATCCGAAAAAAGGAGTTATTGATAAAGAACGCCTAGCACTAGCACTTGAAGCTAAGGCGTTCTTTTTGTCTCTTTTAAATGCAGATTGTCCTAGAATTGCTTTAGAGAATCCACGTCCATTAAGAGTAGTAGGATTACCTAAAGAATCCCAACGTATTCAACCATGGATGTTCGGTGAGCCTTATACAAAGTTAACCTACCTTTGGTTGAAAGGCTTATCCCCTTTGAAGCCTACTAATATTGTTAAAGAAAATATTCAGCCTTTTGTCAATGCTGGTAGCAAAGATGCTAATGGAAATTATCGAAAAAAGAAAGGAACTAAGCATACTGCTATTGAGCGCAGTAAGACCTTTGAAGGTATTGCTAGAGCTATGGCAGAGCAATGGGCAGGAAAAAATGTTTAACATCCCTACTCTACTCTTAGTCATCTGCACCGCCTATACCCCTGCCTTTGACGAATGTGGCAAGACAGATGGCATCACCGCCAGCGGACACCCTGCTATCCAAGGGGTGACTGTGGCGTGTGATGGCTTGCCGTTAGGTACTGAAATTGTCATAGATGGGCACAGCTACATCGTTCAGGACAGGTTCGGTGGTGATTATGGTAAGACAAAAATTGATATTTTTATGAATACTAAAGCAGAAGCCTTTAGGTTCGGAAGACAAACAAAAATTGTGGAGGTAAAGCCTTATGTCGAAACAAAAGCAACCTTTTGTACCAAAGATTGGTCAGAAGGTCTATATCAAACGTCAGAACTCCTTAGGAGAGACTATCTATTTTGAAGGCATTGTCAATCGTATCCGTGTGGAAGTTAAGTGTAAGCAAGGCAGCTTCATGACTGTTGCTTCCCCACACACCTTAGAGACCAAAGCAAAAGGACTTGTAGCAGGAGGTGACCTGTTTTGATGGTGAGTGCTAAGCTTCTTTCAGTAACCCCTAACTACATGGAGCTGTTGAAGCTGGCTTGTAGTAAACCTTATGGAAACGATGTGTCCGACAAAGGTATACAACATATCATTGATAGCGGTCACTTGTCTGTATTGGAACACTGCTATGCTTCTTTTGAGGTTGAGTGTTCCGTGCGTGTATTGGGTCAGCTCACACGTCACCGCCACTTGTCTTTTACCTGTAAGAGCGCAAGAGGTAGCAGATTTGATACAGTGGAGATTCCGCATTTTGATTTCGCTACGGATGCTGCTCTGTTTGGTTATCTGAGTAAAAAAGCTCTTAAACCATACACCCTCGCACTTGCTAAAGGGATGAAGGAAGAAGCTGCCGCCTATTTGTTACCACAAGGTGCTCGTACATCCATTGTGGTCACTGGCAACTTCCGTGCTTGGTTTGAGTATCTCCCGAAACGCCTGTGCAAACGTGCAATGCCGGAGCACAGAGAGTTGGCTGACAAGATTCACAAAGAGTTAGCAACTGCTGTCCCGGAGATATTCGACAGAGGTTTTATGAATTGTGCTAATTGTACTGAAAGGAGTTGTGATTTTAAATGAAATGGAGTGCTATCTCTATTTATGTCCTCTTTGTTATCCTGTTTTGCGTTGTTTTCTATGGGCTGATTATTGGTGGTATCCTTGGTTTTCTCCGCCTGTTGATGGGGGTATTTAATCTTGGCTTCTAAACCTTTACAGCTGCTCTTTGATGCTGACATGATTGTCTTCCGCACCTGTGCAGCAGCAGAGCATGAAATTAATTGGTATGGTGACCTGTGGACATTACATTCTGACTTAGCAGAAGTAAAAGATGCTATTGACACAATGGTTGTCAGCATCACTGATAAAGTCCTGCGTCACATGGAGTACGAGGGGGCTTATAACATTACCATGTGCTTCTCCAGCTACCCTTATTTTCGCTCTAAAGTCTATCCACCCTATAAGCTCAATCGTGTGGCTAAGAGAAAACCTCTCGCCTACCATGAAGCTGTTGAGTGGGTAAAGAAAAACTATAATGTGTTGTCTATCCCAAGCCTTGAAGCTGATGACCTCTTGGGAATCTGGGGGACAATGCCATGTACTTCTGCTGTTATTATCAGCGGTGACAAGGATATGCGGTCTATCCCCTGCCCCTTCTACAACTTCATTCAGGATACATTCCATAAGACAACACAAGAAGAAGCTGATTATCAGTTCTTATATCAGACCCTTGTCGGTGATGTTACCGATAACTACAAAGGTTGTCCTAAGATTGGTGAGGTTGGTGCAAAGAGAATCCTTGACAAAGACTGCTCATGGGATGCCGTGGTGGCTGCCTATGAGAAAGCAGGTTTGTCTGAGGAAGAAGCACTGACACAAGCAAGGGTTGCTCGTATTCTCAGATATGAGGATGTTGATGAAGACCTTAAGCCTATCCTTTGGACACCCAAAGGGTCACAAAAGAGACAATAAAGTAAAGGGGCATATAAGCGACAATGAATATTAATATTGTATCTAATAACGGGGGTGATGGAGAAAAACTACCATATGTAAACCCTGTAATTTATGAACATTTAGAGAGAGCCTACAGTCTTGGTAGCCTTATGACACACAATGCCAAAAACAATGACGAGTTAATTGGATATATTAGGGGCGTTATGGATGTGCTGGGGCATATCAAGGCTATGGCTAACTTGAATGACGAGGAGTGATAAGATGTGCTGGAAGATTAAGACACCCAGCGTAAATACTGATGTATCTGCATCCTCCTTAGTACCGGAAACCAATGCAAAAGACCCTGATAGTCCTGAGTATGGTGGTACTACTGATACCTTTAATAAGAAGAAAGGTAGACAACAACTGACGATTGCTCGCAATGGCGTATACAATCCTACACAGTTGTAGAGAGGAGGAACGATGTGTACTAAGAAACCAAAAGTAGAACAAGCTGCTCCTGCTGCTGCCCCTGTTGCAGCACCCTTGAAGATTGATAATGTTGCTGAGGATACCAAAAAGGAAAATCCGAACGCTAAGACCAAGGGTAAAAAGAAGCTTACCATCACTCAGATTGGTAGTGGTACAGGGGTGAATCTTTAATGGCAGAGACAGCAAAAGCTTTATATGAGCGATTGGCTATTGAGCGTGAGGTTTATATTGACAGAGCGGAGGATTGTGCAAAATATACAATCCCTTTTTTATTCCCTAAAAAAGAAGCTAATGGTACTACTAAATACCCTACGCCCTATCAAGCGGTAGGTGCAAGAGGTGTCAATAACCTCACGTCAAAGCTGGTATTAGCTCTGTTCCCCCCAAACACACCTTTTTTCAGACAAGACATCCGAGATGATGTCCTCAAATATTATGAGAGCAAACCCGAAGACAAACAAGAGATAGAGCAAGCATTAGTACAAAGAGAACAAACGGCTCAGAAATACTTTGAATCTTCGCAGATGCGTGTCTCCATGGAGGTGTGTCTAAAACAGCTTATTATAGCTGGCAATGCTTTACTGTTCTTCCCTCCTAAAGAGGGTGGCATTAAAGTCTATAAGCTGAATAGCTATGTAGTACAAAGAGACTTTGTAGGACATCCTATTCAGATGATTACCTGTGACAAACTTGCTATCAATACCCTGCCCTATGAAGTCTTAGGACAACTAGATATTGATTTGTCTACCAAACGTGGTGATGAATTGGTTGAGGTCTATACACATATCACCTATTCATCCAAAGACAACAGATATTATAGTTACCAAGAGATTGAGGGCAAACAGATTGCTGGCTATGAGCAGTCTTTCCCTGCTGATGTTTGTCCTTGGATTCCTGTCCGTCTCTTTAAGATGGATGGTGAACATTATAGTCGCTCATATGTTGAGGAATATATTGGTGACTTAAAGACCCTTGAAGGTCTCTCTAAAGCCATTGCAGAGATGTCTGCTATTGCTGCTTCTGTAATCTACCTTGTGCGCCCTAATGGTGTGACACAACCTAGCAAGATTATGAAGACAAAAAATGGTGGCTTTGTAACAGGTAATAAGGAAGATGTTACTTGCCTGTCGCTGGACAAGACACAAGATATGCAGATTGCAAAAATGACTGCTGATGCTATTGAAAGCAGGTTGTCTTATGCATTTATGTTAAATTCTGCTGTCCAAAGAAGTGGAGAGAGGGTAACGGCTGAGGAAATCCGCTATGTGGCGAATGAGTTGGAAGATACCCTTGGAGGTATCTATTCTATCCTGTCACAAGAATTGCAGCTCCCCTTGGCTAACACACTTTTAAATATCCTTTCCAAAAAGGGTGAAATTGCTGATGTCCCTAAAGATATTGTGTCTCTTGCCGTAACTACCGGCATGGAAGCTATTGGACGTGGACATGACCAACAGAAGCTTACTGTCTTTATTCAAGGCATTGCTCAGATTCCTGATGCAGCATCTGTTGTGAATTGGGAAGGCGTTGCTCGTGCTTGGGCAAACAGTTGTAATCTTGATACCACAGGTTTGATTAAGACTGCCGAACAAATTCAGCAGGAACAACAACAGGCACAAATGATGGCAATGGCACAGGCGGCTGTACCTAACGCAACCAAAGGTGCTATGGATGCCATGAATCAGCAAACACAAGGAGGTAGTGAATCTAATGGCTGATACTGAAAATCAAAATACACAGGTCAATGAAGAACCTAAGGAAACACAAGTAGATATTACCGATACTACTATTGTGTCCAATGGTGAAGTAATTGATACTGCTAAAGATGAAGGTGGCAAAGGTGAGGAAGAAACCCCCACTGATGAAAAAGACACCACAGAAGAAAAAGAAGACAAACCTGCTGAGGAGCAGGAGGAGTACCAAAAAGCTAAAGGTGAGATTGAATCTGCCAAGACTGAGCTGGAAGGTAAAGGCATTGACTATGCTGCCTTAGAGGCTGAATACAATGAGAAAGGGGGCTTGTCTGAAGATAGCTATAAGCTGTTGGAAGAAAAAGGCTACCCTAAAGCTCTTGTAGAAGCAGCTATCGCAGGTTGGCAAGCTAAGGCTGATGCTTTTGCTAACAAGATTATTGAGGATGCAGGTGGTATCAATGAGTACAAGCGTATCCAAAAATTCGTGCAGTCCCAAGGCGCAGGTGCTGTCAGTGCCTTCAATGCTATTGTAAACAAAGATGATTTGCCTGTTGTGTCTGCTTATATTGCAGGTGTAAAGGCACAGATGGTAGCGCAGCATGGCACTGCTAACCCTACTTTAGGTGGTAGTGGTAACGTGGGTAAATCTAAAGGCTATACTGATGCCAATGAGATGATTAAAGCTATGAGTGACCCACGCTATGGTAAAGACCCTAACTATATGCAGGAAGTAGAACGAAAAGTCGCTGCTTCTAAATTCTTTGGTTAAGACACAAACGTCAATCCCCTCCCATAAGCGGAGGGTTATTTTTTTTATTCAAAATTATTAAAGGAGTGATTTAATGGCTGATATGATTATTGCCAACCCCGGTCTTGCACAATCTGATAAGGGCAAAGACCGCTTAGGTTTATTTCTGAAAATGTTTACCGGTGAAGTTCTCACCGCTTTCTCTCAATCCACTATTACAGGTGGTCGCTTCTCTGAGCGCACTATTGAACATGGTAAATCTGCTATCTTCCCGATTGTAGGTCGAGCAAAAGCTAAATACCTGAAAGCAGGTAATAACTTGGATGACCTGCGTACCCCCATTGAACACAATGAGCGTACTATTGTGCTGGATGGTCTGCTGACCTCTGACTGCATGATTTTTGATTTGGATGAAGCTATGAACCACTTTGAGCTGCGTTCTAAGTATTCCAAGGAAATGGGTGAAGCATTGGCTGTTGCTCAGGACTGTGCTATCTTGGCTGAAGTAGCTAAGATGATTGTAGAAGACAAAGAGAACCTGCCTACCAATGCTACTACTGGTGTCAAAGGTACTGGCAAGGGTCTGATTGTTACCGAGACTGTGGCAACCGCTGACTATGGCGAAACTGAAGCTATGGGTGTAGCTATCTTTAAGGAACTGCTGAAAATCAAGACCAAAATGTCTGAGAATAATGTTCCGCTGGCAGGTCGCAACTGCTACATCAAACCGATGGCACTCAACGCACTTATCGCCAACAAGGACATCATCAATAAACTGTATGGTGCTTCTATGACCATTGAGGGTAACAACCCTCCGAAACTGATTGGTTTCGATTTGATTGAAGCTCCTCTGCTGACTGAGGGTGGCGTAGATAATGAGAATGTTATGCAGGGTGATGGTCACGTGTTCCCTACTACCTACAAAGACACCTGCCAATTCATTGTGGCACATCCGTCTTCTGCTGGTATCCTGACCCTCAAAGGTCTTGGCATGGAACATGCTCGCCGTCCTGAATATCAGGCAGACCAAATTATTGCTAAATATGCAAAAGGTTTTGGTGGTCTGCGTCCTGAAGCTGCCTTTATGGGTGTTGTAACTCAGGCTTAATTTTAAACTACTAACCCTAGGGGATGGCGTATGCTGTCCCCTATTTTTTCTAAAAATGAAAGGAGATACCAATGCAACTAACAGCATTAACTGAACTTGATGCAGTCAATAGTATCATTGGTACTATTGGTGAAGCTCCTATTAACAGTCTTGAAGAACTGACAGATGTGGATGCTATCAATGCCCTGCGTATCCTGCGGAATATCAGCAGACAAGAGCAGTCCCGAGGATGGACTTTTAACAAAACACCCCACTTCACCCTTAACCCTGATGTAGACACAAAGAAGATACCATGGAACAGTAACTACTTGTATCTTAAGGATAACCATGGTGTCAAGCTCGTTCGACAGGGTGACTATGTGAAAGACCTGTTCAAAGACACACTGATATTCGAGCACCCTTTAGATGTAGAGATGGTGCTTTATCTTGACTTTGAAAACTTACCGGAGCAGATGAGAAACTATATCTTAGCTAAGGCATGTTTTGTCTTCCAAAGCTCTTACTTTGGTGATGATAGTCTGACTAAGATTACACAGCAAGAGATTTCTGAAGCATGGCAACATCTGATGGAATTTGAGGTAGACAATAACAGCTACTCAATGTTGGAACATACCTATGTTCATAAGCTGAGATTGAGGTGAGATTATGGGACTGATTAATCAAGACATCAAGAACCTTGTTAGTGGTGTGTCTCAGCAACCCCCTATTCTCAGACATCCTGAACAGCTAGAGGAACAGTTGAATGGTTATTCTAGTGAAGCAGGTGGCTTACAGAAGAGACCCCCTAGTATTCTAGTATCTAACTTAGGACGTAAAATAAATGATTCTGCTAAACCTTTGGTACATTTTATTGACAGAGATGTAAATGAGAAGTATATTGTCTTGTTCACAGGTAGTGATATTGAAATTTATGACATGCAAGGCAACAGGAAGACTGTGAACTTTGCTAGTGGGACTAAACCTTATATCTATACACAGTTGCCACGATATAACTTGAAGCCTATCACGATTGCGGATTATACCTTTATCTGCAATACTTTGCAAAAGACAAAGATGGCTGATACTATTGATAACAATAGTTGGGATGCCCAAGGTCTCCTTGTTAACATCAAAAGTGGTCAGTACGGCAGGACGTATCGTATTGATGTGAATGGCACAACTATCGCAAGCCATGAGACCCCTGATGGTTCAGATAAAAGCCACACAAAACTGATTACCACAGACTACATTGCTCAACAATTAGCCACCAAAGCAAAAGACAATGGGTTTGCGGTTACCACAGGTTCTTCATGGTTATATCTGAAGAAGACAGCCTTTAAAACTGTGACAGGTGAGACAGTTTATTTACAACCCACCACATCTCCTGTACAACAAGAAGACCGCTTTAAAGGATTAGCTTTTACAGGGCATTTTCATACTTGGAGTGCCTTTCCAACTGTTATAACTCGTAATGGTTATACTATAACAGTCAAATTCCCTACTGAAGAAAATCTACGTGCTAATTCAAATGAGAGTTTTGATAGTGATTATGCTGCTTATGAAAAGATGATGTCAGAAATCACACGCTGTCAGAATGATAAATGGGAAGTAACCAATGAAGTGATAACACAACAGGCTAATGGTTTAAAGTTATATAGTACGATGAATGTCTATACACTCACATGGACTGTATCTACCTCTATTCCTAGTAATTCAAAAGCTTATTCTTTGATTGATTCCGCTACTGTCTATGATGGCTATAATAATCAAGCAGCTTTCGGTATTCTAAAGTTTGTTCAGAAATTTTCTAATCTACCCGTCAATGCTCCTGATGGTTTTACTGTTAAAATCACCGGCGAAGAAGGTAGCAGTACAGATGATTATTATGTCTCTTATGTGGCAGAAGACCAAGTATGGCATGAATGTGCAAGACCATCAATGAAGAATCATATTGATAATACTACGATGCCCCACGTTTTAGTGCGTGAAGCAGATGGTACTTTTACTTTCAAATGTGCTGATTGGGCTGTGCGTGATGTAGGAGATGAAGATAGTAACCCTGAACCTTCCTTCATTGGTGGGACAATAAATGATGTCTTCTATCATCGTAACCGCTTAGGCTTTCTTAGTGGTGAAAACATTATCCTTACTCGCTCTGCTGACTTCTTTAACTTTTGGATGACAAGTGCAACCAAAGTGCAGGACACAGACCCTATCGACTTAGCAGTCTCTGATAATACCATTAGCACACTGTATAATGCTGTCACGTTTGATACTGACCTTATCTTGTTTAGTCAAGAAGCACAATTCATGCTCTCTGCTGATGGTGTCTTGACACCTACAAGTGCTAATCTGTCCCCGGCAGTTACCCACTATGAAGCTAGTCTTAAGGCTAAGCCTGTTAACGCAGGACGCAATGTGTACTTTGTAGCTGAAAGAGCTAAGTATACCACTGTGCGTGAGTTCTTCACCGCAGCAGACAACACAGATGCTAAGGATGTTCAAGACATAACATCCCACATTCCTAACTATATTCCTAATGGTGTGTATAAAATCATTCCATCTACTGTTGAGAATGTTATGCTTTATCTCACTGAAGGTGATGAGACATCAATATATGTCTATAAGTACCTCTTCATTGATAGCCAGCGTGTACAGGCTGCATGGTCTAAGTGGGATATGCAGGGTGTTGTCTATGGAGGGCAATTCATTGACAACTATCTCTATCTGATAGTTGAGCGTAATGGCTATTACTGTTTGGAGAAAATCTCTTTTACTATTAATACTACTGATTTTGATGGCGAAGCTTATCGTACCCTGTTGGATTGTAAGCATACCTATCAGATTCCTGCTGATTGCTACAATTCACTTAACGATGAAACTACAGTGAGTGTAAGTGATATTTTTGGTGATATATATGAGCAGGATAGACAATATAGTGCTGTTGCTTCTGATGGTACATATGCTAAGGCTAAAGAAGGCAAGCTGGTCTTTATTGGTGACTATTCTAACCAAGTATTGACTGTAGGTATCAATTATAATTTTAAGATTGTTATGTCAACTATTATGGTTAAGCAGTCTGATAATGGTAGCACTCAGGCTCTTATTGAGGGTAGATTGCAACTGCGTCAGATGTGGTTTAACTATGCTGATAGCGGATACTTCAAAGTAACTGTGGATATTAAAGACAAACAAGCCTATGTCTATGAGTATACCTCTAGGCTCTTAGGTACTCATTTTAATATCTTAGGTGCAATGCCTTTTACCACAGGCTCTTTTAAGTTCCCTGTCCAAGCCAAGAATGAGAATGTAAACATTTGTTTGGAAACAGACACTCCCCTCCCTGTGTCTCTTGTAGGTGCAGGTTGGATTGGTAATTACCAAAGGAGGACGAGACTATTTTAAAAGTATCTAAATTAAACATTGTTCAGCTCTGTGACTTTAGAGAAAACATGCGTGAGGAAGACAGGCTAGAATGGTATTATGCTTCAGGTACATCCTTTGGTCTCACAGAGGTGCAGGAGCTATTCAATGCGTTGTGTCTTTATGATGATGAGACACAAAGGGTATATGCCATTGGTGGTCTTGAAGCTTCTTCCTTGATATGGGTTGTCTGCACTAAAGAGGTAGATGTGCACCCTATTAAATTCCTACGCTTCTGCAAGCCTTTCTTTAAGCAATGGGTGACAACACACTCTGCTGTTTATAATTATGTATGGCTCAGAAACAAGCGACATGTGCAATGGCTTAAATGGTTAGGAGCTGAGTTTGGTGAATATAAATATATCAATGGTGAGCCTTTTCAGAAGTTTACATTATACAAGGTAAAGGAGTGATGTCTTATGTGCAGTCCTATGGTGGCTGCTGGTATCAGTACAGGCTTGCAAGTAGCAGGTGACTACATGGGACAACGTGCGCAAGCTAAGGCAGCACAGGCTACCATGAACGCACAGGCTAAGGCAGCTATTACTGAAATGAATTGGAATATCATGGACTTAGAACAGCAACGTACAGATGCTTTTGACCAAGCTGTTGTAGAGATTAGTAACACTAGGTTGAACTCTATGCAGCTCAATAGTGGTGTAAAGGTGGCTGTGAATGAGACCATGAACGGACGTACAGCTAACCTCATTGTACGTGCTGCAGAAGGTGATACCGCTCGTGCAGTGTCCTCTATTCAAGACAACTATCAACGTAAATCTAATGAGGTTGACCTGAATCGTGAGCGACAGGTAAAATCTACTCACGAATTTTTAGAGAACCTTAATGCTTCTGCACCTAAGATGCCCAGCAGATTCACTAACTTTTTGTCTTCTGCTGCAACAGGTTTGAGTAACTATACACAAGCTAAGAATATCATGAACACGCAGAAGATTACAGGTGGCATCGGAAAGACAGCCAAGACTGCTACTAAGACATGGGTAGGCAACGCTCCACGTAGCGTCCATGAGAAGCTAGGTATTGGCAATGGTATTTATAGGAGGTAAGAAGATTGAGTAAAGAAGTACAGGCAGCGGTAGGTACTCAACGGCAGTTTGCAAAACAACCGGAGATGCCCTATGCGCTGTCCTTAAATAAATTCAATGCATCTGCTGGTATCTCCCAACGTACAGATTTAGATGCACAACGCTTAGCATCATCTTTAGGTCTCCTTGGTAAGAATATCATGGAGGAGCGTATTGCAGATGAAAAGCGTACCCAAGACCAAGCAGTATTGGTCAATGCAGACAAACTCCTTGCAGGTAAGACACAAGAAGACCTGAAGAAGTTTGACCGCATGGCAGCTTTGCAGAACTCTAGTGATGAATTTGACTTGACAGATAATCGCTATGCTATGGCTGTCCTTGAAAAAGGCATTGGTAAAATGGCAAGCCAATATGCCAAAGAGCAATGGATGAATGACCCTGCTTCTGAAAAGCCTAAGAGTGTCTCTGAAGCTGTTAGTCTTTTCAATAAGTATCTACAGGAGAACAGAGCTAACTTTAGTGATGATGGTATCTCCAATAAAGTAGCATTTGACCAAGGCTATTATGAGGGTGCTGTGCAAGACACAATAAAAATAGCAAATGAAGCTGACAAGAGAATCAATGATGATAAGCGTCAGAAGATGGTCATGTTAGGTTCTAGTGAGTTTCAAGACCTTGTGTATAGTGGAGCTAAGGGTGAAGACTTCCTCATTCGTGGCAGTGAAGCATTGCGCAAAGTGCAGTTAGGTACTAGGGATAGAGATGGGTTCATTAAAGCTGTTGCCCCTCTTGCTCAGATGATTGCTGACCAAGATTTTGATACGGCAAGATTGGATGCCTTAGGTGACTATCAGTACGAAGATGGTTTGTCTTTGAAACAGATGGTTAACCTCTATCCTTCCTATACCAAGATTGCAGATAATTTTAATCTGAGAGTTACTGATGATATTGTGTCTAAGTGTACACGCCCTGATGGTACTATTGACCTTTCAAAGGCTGAAGCATTGTTGTCTAAGTTACCTGCAGAAACTACAAATGCTGATGGTATTCCTGAAGCTAACCTGCCTATCTCGCAGGGAGACAACCCCGACTTAACAGACCTGTCCCCCACTATGAAAAGTGTATTACCTATGGTTGGTGGTGCTATCTATCAGTTAGGTTTTAAGGATGCACAGATTACTAGCGGTTATCGCACAGCAGAGCATAATGCATCTGTGGGTGGTGTGCCAAACTCAGAACATACCCAAGGTAATGCTGTGGATATTTATTTAGGTGATAATGTGGATGAAGCACAGGCTAATAAAGCATTGTCTTATTTCAAACAATACTTTGGTGAGGTCTTGTTCCATGATGCTGGCACAGGCAGACATCTGCATCTTGCTGATTATCATGGTGGTATGAAAGCTGCTAATCCTAAAGAACAGTCTGCTGCTGCCTACAATCCTCAGCGTGTCAATAAAATACGTCAGGCTATCTATGCTAAACAGGCACAGGCTCAACGTGTAAAGGCACAACGAGATGCAGATGAAAGAGAGAGAATCAATATGGCTCTTTTGAAAACTAATGACCCTAGTGAGCAGATGCAGATTATTAATAGCTCTAACTTGCCGGAGACAACTAAGGCTACGATGATTCATACCATCACACGTCAAGCACGGCAGTCAGCTAAAGGATATGGTAATGATGCAGAAGCTAAACATTTTTGGTCATATGAAAATGGCTATCAATATATTAAAGATACTCAGACATACGCCGAATGGTATAAAGCTTATCAAGACCCTGATGTTGATGGTGATTCTGATGAATACAAGGCTTTGCAAAAGAGAGCCAATAGAGCTACAGCAAGACTTAATGCCTTGCTAGAGTTTAAAAAGAAACGTGGGTATATCCCTAGTGAGCAGGAGACAACACAGTCTACCTCTACATCAAACTATGACCCATCAAATGATATCCCTACTCTTTCAGATTATGACCAACAGATAGCTCAATTAAAAATCTTAGTCAATAGTAACCCCACTGATGATAGAGGTGTTCCTTTAGATGAAGACCAAATTCACCACAGAGTTGAGGTTCTTGCACAACAAGCAGGTCTTGATGTAAACAAAGTTTTACGTGATGTCTTTGGTGCTGAAGGTAATATAAATGATATGCTGGCAGATGCTAGAGGGGAATAGGAGGAATTATGGCTAAATTTGATATGTATGATGCATGGCATAAGATGGATGATGATTATGTCAGTGGTGTTGATTTACAAGCCAAAGGACAAGAACAGCTCTCTAATACCAAAGTTAACCCCTTGCATGATTTAGCAGAGAGTGTTACTGAATGGATTGAAGACATGGACAAAGCAGGTCAGAAGCTTGCTGTGGCTGCTGGTGAAGCCTATAAAACAGGTAATTTTGATGCTATTGATGATATGTCTTTACCTGACATTGATTCATCTTCCTCCTCTCCTGCCCAAGAAAAGGTTGCACAGGCTTTGCAGGATGCTGTGGATGATGCTCGCTATACTGCTGCCAAAGACCCCCTTACTCTCATAGGTGATGTGGCAGGTGCTGCTAGTCCTTGGATTCCTTTGGCTGTTCAAGTACCTATTATGGTGCATGAGATGCAGAAAGCACAGGAGATTGAAAATGCCCCTGAGATGTCTGACCAAGCCAAAGCATCCCTACTCCCTATGTTGGCAGGTACTGTGGCAGCTTCTGTGACACATGGCGTGGGTGGTCTTTTATCTAAGGCTGCCCCTAAAGTCTCTAAGGTTATGACTACTCCTTTTGTGGGTAGCGGTATTGCAGCAGGTACAGTTCTTGCTATGGATGAGAATGTACGTAATTATGCAGCAGAACATCCTGCTCGTTTTGCTGTCAGCCAATTTTTGACCGATACTGCTATTGGTGCTAAAAAGCTTGCCAAAGCTGATTGGTCTGCCAAGACAAACCCTGTCACAGATGCAGAGATTGTGTCTGAAAAGACAAACCCTGCTACTGAGGTTATGACTGATAAGACTAAGGTTGATGAGACAAACAAAAAGTTAGGGTCTCCTACTAAAGAGAAGAATAAAAGGAAACATAAGCATCGTAAGCAGCATCGTGAGAATGTATGGGATGTTGATAATGACTATGAGGAGATGGTTACACCTGCTCAGGTTACGAAACGTGACCCCAAGACAACCGCTGAAAAAGCATATCCTGAACAGATGCCCGAACAACAAATGCAACAGGATGCTATTGCTAATCAGTTAGCTAAAGACCATCTCGAAGCTAGGCAGACACCTGAAATTATGCAGGGTGCTCATGGTGATAAGCTTGAATATAGTAAAGATAACCTTTACCCTCATCCTGTCAGTGCAGAGGATATATGGGAAACAGCCAAAGCTATGTTCCCTATTCGCCCCGGGAGATTGGATTTAGCTGATAGTGATAGAACCTTAGGTTACTTTATGCCCCAAGGTAAAGGTATCCGTATCCGTGGGTTTCGTGCATGGTCTGTAATCTGCCATGAAATCGGACATGGTTTGTCTGATAAATTTGGTTGGGGTAAAGATACAGCAGTTCAAAAAGAACTTTATGATGGTGCTACTTCCATATGGCAACATGGTGAGTATGGTAATAGATATGCTCCGGAAAACTATGCTACCTATGTAGAAGAAGGACGTGCTGCCTTTATGAATGAGTATTGTGTCAACCCTGAGATGGCTAAGAAGCACTTCCCTCTTGCCTATGCTGAGTTTGAAAAGGCTATTGCAAGTGATAGATTTTATCAGGCACAGATGAACCTTTTAGGGCAACAGGTGCGCCGATGGGGTGCGCAGTCTGACTTTAGTAAAGCTGCTGGTATGTTTCATTGGGCAGATAAGACTTTAGGTAAAAAGATTGACAAGCTTGTTGGTACATGGACAGCTACTAAAAAGCATTTTGCATGGGAGTATGCTGACCTTGACGAAAGTATAAGAGCCTATGAAGATAACCAAGGTGTAAAGATAGCTATGGAGAATGACCCTGCTGTCTTAGCACAGTATGCAAAGCAAGCAGGTAATGATACTGTTGGTTGTCTTCTGAATGGTAATAATCTAGGCACTAGAGCTGCTGTTAAAATGATGCAGACAAAATTTAATATTGCACTTAATAATGTTGTAGCTACTGACATCTTGAAACCTTTGGATGCACAAGGTAAGCGTGGTGCTGAACTTCAAAAGTGGCTTAAAGAAACTGAGTACAGAGATTTTTATGATGCTTGGAATACTTATCAGGTCGCAAAGCATGAGCTGGAAGTCATGACAACTGGGCGCAAGACAACACACACTTATGCTGAATGTAAGAAAATCATTGCTAAAGCAGAAGAACTTCCTGAAATGAAACTTGCTTCTGACCTGTGGAAACAATGGAATGAAAATGTGCTGCGAATTGCCGTTGCCGGACAAATTATCCCTGCAAAGGTTGCTAATACTTTCTTGAAAAAATACCCTGAATATATCCCTATGTCACGTTCATTTGAGATTGAGGGTACTAGTGACTTCTTGGCATCCCACAAAGCTATGACTGTTGAGGGGTCTGAACGTATTATTAAAGACCCTCTTGTCCAAGCTGTTAAGAATATGCAGAGTATTGTCACTAAAGTAGAGCGCAACCGTGTTGGTCTTGCTCTTGCTGATTTAGCTAAAGGTGAAAAGGGACATTTTCTTATGATGCCTGTAAAAGATGGTAAATACAAGCACGTTTCACAAATTATTACTGTATATGAAGAGGGACACCCTAAATACTACCAATGTATGATGAAAGGTCTCTATGAAGCTATGACTTCCGAAGATGGCAATATGAGTGCTTCTAAACTTGACATTATTGAGAAAATCTTTCATGGCGCAGCAACAGCTTTACGTATTGGCTCTACTAGCACACCTATGTTCGCTACTGCTAACCTCTGCAAAGATATTCTTGAAGCAACTATTATGAACGCTGATGGGCGTAGTGCTTCTCACATTCCCCTTGTTGCTCCTATGAAAATCTTTTGGCAGGGATTGCAGATGCTCAATAGTGACAATGCTTTTGGTAAACTTATCATTCGCAACAACAGAGAACGTGCTCTGCTTAGACAATACAAAAGGGAATTTAGGTCTAATGGTGTTACTATGTCCACACGCTTAGGCTCTATTGCTGAAATCAATAAAGACTTTAGGAAAACTGTAGACCCTAACATTAGCGATTCTGCCCTTGATAAAATCTTATATCCTATCAAAGTATTATGGAATTGGAATGTAGCATATGGTGAAGCTATGGAACAGTTACCACGTATGGCTCTTTATCGACGTGCTAAAGGACGTGGTGCTTCTATGATTGAAGCTGCTATGGTTGCTTCTGACAGTACCCTTAATTTTGCGAAGAGTGGTACTACTGTTAAAATTCTTAACAGGCATACGCCTTTTTTTAATGCAGCTTTTCAAGGTACTTTAAAGACAGCTAGAGAGCTTTCTAAAAATCCTCTCAGTGTTGGGCTTGCTATGGCAGAACATGTACTGTTTCCCACCTTGTTATTATGGTATTGGAATAAAGACGAAGATTGGTATAAGGATATGCCTATGGAGATGAAGAATAAAGCATGGTACATCAAGATAGGTGATACCATCTATGATTACCCTAAACCTACCTTTATCGGGCAACTAGCTGGTTCTATACCTGAGCGACTGTTAGATGTTATGGCTGAGGGTGAAGATAAGCAGGTTATTGCTGATGCTGTCTATAAGCTTATCAAAGACCTTGCTCCTTCCGGTGCTCCTCCTATCATAGAGAAATTCTATGAATGGCAAACAAACCACTCTATGTATCGTAATCGTCCTCTTGTTGACCAGCGTCTTGAAAAGCTCAGTCCTAAGAACCAATATAACCAGTACACCTCTATGGTAGCACGTGGTATTGGGCAGGCAACTAATCTGTCACCTATTAAGATAGACAATACAATCTATGGTCTCACAGGTTCTATGGGTTATGCTTTTATGGGTGCTGTCAATATGATGGCTAAAGATGAGGCTACCCCTAGTAGGAAGTGGACTGAATATACTCGATTTACATATACTGAGGGTACAGGTACTTCCCGCAGCAAGGATGTATTCTTTGGTGGTCTTGATAAGCTGGAGACACAATATGCAGATGCCTCTTTTGAGGGTAGGAAGCCTAAGGTGGACAAAGAACTTAAAGGTATGCGTAAAGCTAGGGCAGATGCTATGAAAGTTTCTAAGGCTATCAGAGAACTGTATGCAGACAAAAAGATGGATGCAGACACCAAGCGTATTAAGCTTGATGAGCTTAACAAAAAGCAAAATACCATTTTCAGAAGTGCCAATAAGAAGTATCTTAATTACAAATATATACAATCACCTGAATAATGTGCTATAATTAATATCAGAGGTGATATGATTTATGCAGATAATAGGCTTCATTTTTGATATGGTAGAGGGTGTGCTTTGGTTATGTGGTGCTTTTGCTTTATTTATAAGCATCATTTATATGCTATATAATGTTCTGCTAAAGCAGGTGCTCCTTAATAAAGAAATACCATTGAAAACTAAAATCATTGAAACTATCGTAGTTATTCTAAGTATTTTAGGGGGTTGTGCTTATTTCAATTCCATGTGGAACTAATGCCCCCTTTTTCTCTCCCCGAGGTGATTCCAATGTACAGCTACTAACTTCATACTTATCCATTGTTCCTTTTCTAGACAATGAAAGGAGTTCTGTCCCATGGAATTAAGTGCTGATATTCAACGTGAAATACAGCAACAGTTTAAAAATAGCTATGCCCAACTTTTAGCGGACATAACTCGCATTTATGAGCAAGGTGCTATGCGTGATGCTCTCACCGGACTGTACAATAAGCAAGCCTTTGAGCATGACAGTACCACTAATCACTTTGGTTTCGTTGGTATCCTTTTCGCAGACATCAATGGTCTGAAATATACCAATGACCACTTTGGACACAGTGCAGGGGATAAGCTGATAAAGGACTTTGCAGCTAGGCTTAAGGAGACCTTTATCTCCCCTATTTATAACTGCTATCATATCTCGGGTGATGAATTTATAGTAGCTGGGTTCGATATTAAAATCCATGAGTTCCTTGGAAGTGTATTGTCTTTCCATAAATCCCTATGGAATAAAGACAACCCTCCCCTAGCTGCTTTAGGCTATTCTGCTGGTGTCTTCTCAGATATTGCGGAAATCACAGCATATGCCGAAAAAGCAATGTATGCAGACAAACAAAAATTTTATGATAATTTTCCTCAGATGAGGAGATAATAAATTGAATTGGTGACCGCTGGCTCTTTTAGAGCTGGTGGTCTTTTTATTTTTGTAAAGGAGATGATTAATATAGCTATTAAATTGGCTACATCTATTACTTACACAGCAGATGGTTCACAAACAAATTTCTCTATTCCCTTTGACTATTTGCGTCCATCCTTTGTCCATGTGTCTGTTAATGATGCAGAGGTTTCCGAGGGATTCACTATAAGTAATCGTATGGTTATGTTTGATTCTGCACCAGCTAAAGATGCTGTGGTGCATATCTATCGTAACACCCCTACCACTCGATTGGTGTCTTGGGCAGATGCAAGTATCCTGAAGGCTATAGATATGACGATTGCAGAGGTACAGCAGTTACACATCTTAGAGGAGGCAAACGATTGGTCTAAAACTCATTCTATTGTTTTTGATGAGGAAAGGGGTGTATGGCAAGGACGCAACTATCGTGTGTCTAATGTGTCTGACCCGACAGAAGCACAGGATGTTGTAACCAAGAATTACTTAGAGAACACCGAGGATTCCTTTGTTCAGCGCATGAACGCTATCAAGACACAGACTGAACAATTTGCTAACACAGCAGGTAACAGCAAAGATAGTGCCTATAAGAGTGCACAGTCCGCTAGTGTATCTGCTGCAAGTGCTGCTGAAAGCGCAAAGTTAGCCGAAGGCTACAAGAACATAGCTGAAACTGCTAAGAGTGATGCGTCCCTTTATGCTGCCAACGCTAAGACCTCTGCTGATAATGCAGGTGCTAGTAAAGAAGCAGCTCAATCTGCTGCTACTACTGCTAGTAACTTTGCGTCTGCTGCAAGAAACAGTGCGAATGAAGCACAGACCTTCAAGACCACTACACAAACCTATATGAACAACGCAGAGTTATACATGAACAACGCTAAGAATTATAGCGAGAATGTGAATGTATTTATTCCTAGTGTATCTTCTTCTGGTGTGTTGAGTTGGACAAATAAGGCTGGCTTGGATAATCCTGCTAGTGTTAACATTAAGGGTGCAAAAGGTGACAAAGGTGACGCTGGCGCACAAGGTATACAAGGTGCAAAAGGTGACAAAGGCGATAAAGGTGAGCAAGGCTTACAAGGTATTGCTGGTACTGCTGCTACTATCCGTATTGGCAGTGTGTATACAGGTGAACCCGGCACTAACGCAAGTGTTTCCAATAGTGGTACTTCTACTAATGCTATCTTGAACTTTACGATTCCAAGAGGTAATCCGGGTTCTGGTGGTGGTAGCACTGTTGATGTAGATGCTGCATTAAGTGATTCCAGTCTAAACCCTGTGCAGAACAAGGTTATCAAAGAAGCCTTAGATGGTAAATTAGGTAAAACTGAAACAGCAGCAGCAGCAACTCATGATGGTGCAGGTAATGTCATTGTTGATACCTATGCTAAGAAAACTGATATTACTAATATTACTGTGGATAGCTTATTGTCCAGCACTTCGACTAACCCTGTACAGAACAAGGTTATATACAGTGCCTTAGCTGACAAGATGAGTACCGAAGATATTCTCTCTGGTTTTGCTTTACTTGGTGGAGCTACTAACATAAGGTGGCGTGAAGGCACACAGTTTATTGGTTCAATCAATGCTGCAAATTATAGTGGCACGGCTAGGGCAGCAACTCATGATGGTGCAGGTAATGTCATTGTTGATACCTATGCTAAGAAGGCAGATGTTAGTGGAGTGGTTAAGAGTGTTAACGATACAAAACCCGACGCTAGTGGCAATGTAACTATTGCAGTTAGTGGTGGTGGCGTTAGCACATCGGAATCTAATACGTGGAGTGCACAGCAGAATTTCCATGACCTTATGCTCAACCGAGAGAAGTACACTACTTATGTTATCAATGGCACATCCGATACACCTATAACCTCTACAGTGGTTTATGCTGTAACAGGTGCATTTACACTTGACCTTGCTACTTTGGCTGGAGCATTAAGTGCTAGTCAATCGTCTGTGTTTACTGCATACTTTGCTGCAAATGCAGATTACAGTTTGACTATAAGCAATGCAGGAAAATTAAAATATGTTGGTAGCGCAAGTGACGTAGCTATTACAAGTGCAGGATTGCTCCTTAACATTTGGATGAGCAAAGATGGTGGAGGTACGTTGACGAGCATTGTACAAGCTAACAAGTTAGGAGGTGACGTATAATGGGACTTAATAGAATGATGATGGGAAAAGGTGAAGTAAAGGTTGAAGATGGTAGCAAGGATTGGAGTTATGCTGAAGCAGGTAATAAAACAATTTCTTTTACTGTTCCACCGGGGATTAAAAGAATCAAAGTGGTTGCAGTAGTTGATTCGGTTGAAGGTAACCCGGAAGATTCTAATTATGCTTCTATAGAAAATAAAATGACTAATAAAACATGGGGCGAAGGTTTCTCAGAATCTAATGGAGAAGGAGAACTCGTTGACCATCAAGATATTGATTCCATTGTAGGTGTGACCCCGAATAAAACTTATACATTGCTGTTTAATTGCTATTATACAAATGGTGTAACTTTTTCATGGGGTAAAGCAATAAATGACATGAAGCCTACAGTTGAAGATTATTAAGCAAAGGAGAAACAAAATGCAAACAAAATATAAATACAAAGACCAAACCTACTCTAGCATTTACCCACTTTCAGAAGCCTTAGGCAAAGAGGGTATTTTCATCCCACTATCAATCAGCGATGAATCCTTAGCAGAATTAGGCGTAACCGTTACGCATGAGGAAGAACCTTTGGAAGTGATTAAGCAACGCAAGATTACGGAGCTTAAATATCAGCGTGATAAAGCTGAGGTTGAGCCTATCATATACCAAGGTTACTCTTTTGATTATGATGACAAAGCTAGGGATAGAATTAGTGCAGCTA